GGATTATTAGCCATTACTTTTCTTTTTTACTTTCTATACTTTCATTTAACTTGTCTAGTTCAGCTAATAATTCTTCTTTTTCAGCATCTGATATACCGAAATCATCTCCACCATCTGAATTGTTAACTGCTCTCTGTATAATTGTAGCCATTTTAATTAATTGCTCATCATTACGAACACCTATTTCTAGATATTCCTTAATAAGTGGTACAATTAAAGTAGCATCGCCAATATCAGCGATTAAGGGTTTTAATTCCGATATTAATCCCGATATTTGAGTCTCCTTTTTCTTTTGGTTATCATATATCTCACTTAATATATCGGAGAATTTTTTCTTACCAAATACAACACTGTCTAATACTCCCATAATGTTTTTATTATAAATATGGATATAGGATAAGTGTTAAAACTTACACCAACCGTTTTCTAAGAAGAAAACATATTTAGATTTAAATATCTCGTGTAGTTTATCTGCTATTTTAGTTATTTTAGGGGTCTTAACATCAACCATCTCGCGAATATAAATGTAAAGTGCCTTTTTATTAAATACTTCTATAGTTTCTCTCTTTCTAAATAACTCAAGTATAGCATCTGCTATCTGAGCATCATTCTTTTTAGGGAACAATTCAAAAATATTTTCTGTAGTGTATTCAAGGTACAATTCAATATATTCACTTAATTCACTTTTTTCTTTAGCGTAATCCTTAATTTCATATGTGTAAGTAGAATTATCTTTAGTTAAATATTCAACATCTACTTTTTTAATCTTTTTACTATAATTCTTAGTGTTATATAATATTAACCAACGTTTTACTATCGTACCAAAATAAGAGTATGCCTTAGCACCTCTTGTTGGGTCAAATAAATGTATTTTTGAAAGCAAAAATGTTATTATCTCATGCTGTAAGTGCTGAAGATTGTCTACTTCTGTATGGTAAAATTTAAATGTGTGGATGATATTCTCGGTGAGCTTAAAATAGGGGTAATGAATATGCTTAGCATATATGTCACTCCTCATTTTAGGACACTCTGTGTTGTTGTAAAGAACTATAGCGTCCTCCGTGTCTTGAGTAAAATAATTTTTACTCTTCTTTCTTCTCTTCTTAATCATTAGTTAATTTTAAATCGTGAAATACCTTCTTGTATTACCTTTATTTGATCAAAAAACCAACCAATTTCATCATCACTTTTGAACGTTCCCTTTTCATCTATTTTTTTAAGACGTTCATCCGCAATCTCAATTTGCTTATTAAATTCTTTAATGTATGCATCATATCGAATAACAACGTCCTCTGTTTTTTCTACTTTACGAAGTAAATTAAAGGTTGTATATCCTAGAACTGAGGTAAAAATGCTTAAAACTATTATTGCTATTTCCATAAATTATAAATTATCTAACATGTTTTTGAGTCCGGGACTTGATATTGTATTAAGTGCTTTTGTTTTGGTACTCTTATTTGACGTCAATGTATAATTTTTCTTTGGCGCCTCCACGCTATTCTTAGAAAACTTTGGTAACCATTCAACTTCAAATTCAATACGAGCAGCTAACATATCAGCTTGATGTAAAACAAACGGTAAAGATGTGCGAGGTTTTTGTTCTGGCATGTAAGCTTTTAAATATTTCTCATTTGCTGCATCATATAAACCATCATGAGTCTGAATAGCTATCATTTCATTAAATGTATAGGATATACCATGTTCTTGAAGTAGGAATAATCCACGATCTGGAACAGAAGCGAAGGCTAGTTTTTTATTAAACATATAATCTTCACCTAATTTATCTTGTCTCCATTTATCCGTTTGAGGTATGTAAGCTTCATGTTCTGAATCGCCCATTTTACCTAAGTCATGATTAATAGCGGAGAATACAAGTTCTTCAATAGTAAATGTAGATTTGTCCATTCCCAACTCAGCCCAAACATCATATATTTTAAGAGATGCATTAACAACTCTATTTACATGGTCAACATATCCTCCTGGGAATGCTGAATGGTATTCTTTCTTATGTGATGCGGGCATTAGTATTATCCTGTCTTCATATTTGTTATAGAAGTCAAGTAATTTCTGTTTACGTTCACCTGAGATGAATGTTTCAATGTTGTTGTTAAATGTAACCCAATTGTTTTGGATTGTCTCTGCGGATAGTTTCATAACTTTTATTGTTTTATTAAATTTATAACGGCAACGTTACCTTTCCCCCTCGTTGCCTTTGTTTTTATTCCCATTGTTTCAAACCCTGTGGTTACAAGGTACCGAAAGTTTTTTACATAGGCACGGAACTTTCAATATCTCTTTTAAATGTTTTTATTTTTAGCAAATGAGCACATTTTTCATATTCTTCTACATCCGGATTTTGAAAGTATTTTAGCGCTTCATTTAATGATTGTACAAAGGGTTTTGTTTTAAAATCCATTATAGCTTCTAAATGATTTCTATCATCTAAATTAATAAGCGAAATATAATACCACGCACGATTAAAAACGGTATATTCAGAAGCACGTCTAGCTTCCTCAACATCATAATCAGGCTTTTCAGATTTAAGAAATTTTTCTAATTTTTGATGAAAGACATTATGGTTAACAATTAGCTTAGTAAACATACCAAGTTTAGTAAACGGTTCTTCCAGTAAGGATTGGTTCATACCAATTAATTCCTTACCTTCACCACCCTCTTCTGGTTGTTCAAATAATTGAAACATTTTATCTTTATCTATCATCTTTTTCCACCATGGTAAGCCACTGCGTGACCTTCGGTTATCATTAAGTCATTAACATTTTGGTCTCCTAGGAATATATTACCTAAACATCTACCATATTTACCTACGCCTTGGGAATGTAATATAAAATCGTTATCATGCTTACCCAAAATATCTTTAAGGAACGCTTTGGCAGCTAACCCTAAAACTTTTTCTTCTAAATCTCTTGTTCTTGATTCTGGAGCATTCATCCCAACTAATCTGATTCTAATTTTTTTCCATGTGTCGAAACCTAAATCAATGGTTGCATCAATGGTATCCCCATCAACTACTCTAACACATTTTGCTTTGTAAATATACATAATCGTTTTGATTATACATATTACATACTTTCCAAATCTTTCTCAATTTTAGCTTTTACTGCTTCTAATTGGGCATATTCCTTAACAACATCCTCCTGTTTTTCATTTGCTGGGTGGAACCTCCAATAATCTTCCATTATTGTAGTAATGGCCATTAAATCATTAATTGCCTCTACTTTAGGATCCCTTTCCATAGGTTGTTCGTCTGTTATATTCATTTTAGTTTTGTTTAATTTGTTCTCCATTATATATATTATTTATTTAAAGTTATTACCTATAGTATTTATCATTTCTATTGCTTCTTTTAATTCTATTTGAAAAAACTCTCGTTGGTTATTAACGCGGTACTTTTTAAGTGCATGATGTACTTCGCCCTCCAATAGTTCGCCGTTAAAGCAACGGTATGCCCATGCTACTTCGTATGGTAATGGCACACCTGTCGCATTAGATATTTGTTTAGCTCGCTCATCTGGAGTTGTCTTAGTATATCCTATCTTTAATAGTCCCGGTTGAGCTGGGTTAGATAAAACATAAACCCACTGATCACCTTCTCCTAATTTATTATAGATACCACGTTTTCTAGCTGTGTAATATGTAACATCTTCCCAACCTTCTCGTTTTTCTGAAGGAGTTAATGTAAAATATTCGGCTGATGTTAAACTAGTATCTGAGTAATTTTCTTTTAATGAAATATACTCGTGTGCTTGTTCTAAAGTTATTCTTTCCATTAGTGTACGATTATTTTAAATTTATTTTCAACCTCAACTCTCTCTCCAATATCACTATTAAACATAGTTTTAGTAAATATTTTTAAAGTATCACCAATCATAGTATTATCTAAATAAAACTGTTGCCTTGGGTTGTAATTATATTTACTATATGTACCTAACATAGTTTCAGCAGCGGGGTGTGTAAAATCAAAGTACCTACTTATAGTATAACCCGCTATATTAAGGGGTGGTTGGATTTGTGCTAGATCGGTTAAAGTAATCATCATATTCCCAACAGGTATTAAATTACCCCAATTACCATTACTAAACCAGCTTAATACTGAGTACATAGGTACAGTAAATGTTAATGAATCAAACGCTATCCAATAATCTGAATCATAATGTGTTTCAATTAAAGGTACACCATTAATAACATATTCATCTGATAGTTCATCTAATTCTCCCCTAATAGTAAAATATTTAGGTCCATA